AGAAGCTCAACAACAGCAAGCTCAGCAGCAGATGCAAGACCCTATCATTCAGATGCAAATGCAAGAATTGCAGATCAAGCAAGCAGAGGTTCAGCGCAAGATTGCGAAAGATCAACTCGATGCGGCTGCAAAAGACAAGCAGATGCAGATTGAAATGGAGCGAATTAATGCGCAGAAAGAGATTGCTGGGGCGAATATGGCGATGAAACATACCGCAGATAAGCAAAGAAATGATACACAAATGGAGCTGGAAGGCTTCCGTCAAGGTATGGAAATGAACAAACAACGTATGCAGCAAGCGTCTATTAGTAAACCCCCACAAAAAGGAAAGAATAAGTGAACATAATCGAAGCGGCACTTAAAGAAATAAGGGAGCGTCGGTCACAACTATCCGATGCGCTGGCAAACAAAGCAGCCAAGACCTATGACGAGTACCAATTCATTTGCGGCGAGATTCGAGGCCTTTCCGCAGTGGAGATTTATCTTGTAGACCTCGCAAAAAACATGGAGCAAAACGATGACTGAAATAGTAATCGCTACAGACAGCGGTGAAGTTTCGACCCTGCCACAAACAGCGGAAGAAAGAGCAACACAACTGCCTACCCCATCTGGGTATCACATTCTGGTGGCAATACCTGAGATCGAAGAGAAGTACGAGAGCGGGTTAATTAAGGCAGATACAACTAAGCATTATGAGGAAGTCCTTAGTACGGTCTTCTTTGTCGTGAAGTTGGGTCCAGACGCCTATAAAGGTGAACGGTTTACGTCAGGTCCGTGGTGTAAAGAGGGAGACTTTATCCTCGCACGCCCGAACAGCGGTACTAGATTGAAGATTCATGGACGCGAGTTCCGTCTAATTAATGATGATTCAGTTGAAGCGGTTGTTGACGATCCACGCGGTATTTCACGAGCATAAGGAGGCTATATGCCAGATTTTGATAAAGAAGAGTACAAATTCCCTGACGAACTTGAGTCTAAGGTGTCTATGAAGGATGACGAGGATGAAGAAGAGTTCACCGTCGAGATCGAAGACGATACACCGGAAGAGGATCGTGGTAAGGAACCCCTCCCTAAAGATATTATTAACTCACTGGAAGCCCCAGAGGACGGCGGTGAGTATCCCGAAGAAGTAGTTACTAAGTTTAAGCAGTACAAGAAAGCTTGGCACGACGAGCGTAGGGAGAAGGAAGCAGCTTACCGTGAGCAAGAAGAAGCTCTACGGATGGCTCAAAGCATACTTGAGGAGAATAAGCGCCTTAAGTCTACCCTAGCGTCTGGCGAGCAGGTTTACATCTCTACGATGCAGGATTCTGCTGAAAAAGAAGTCGAGATGGCTAAGCGTGAGTATCGTGAAGCATATGATTCGGGCGACTCTGAGAAGTTAATTGAAGCACAGCAAGCCTTAACTAATGCTAGTTTAAAGTTGGATCGTGCAAAAAACTTTAAACCCACTTTACAAGACGAAGAAATTGAGGTAAAACTGCCGGAAAGATCACAAGCTGACAACAGACAGCAGCAACCTGATCCAAAGTATGCAGCATGGCAGCGTCGGAATTCAAACTGGTTCAATAAGGACGAGGAGATGACCGAAGCGGCAAAGGGTCTGCATATGAAACTGTATCGTGAGTACGGCCCTGAATATATTGGTACTGACGATTATTACGAGCGCATCGACAAAACGATCCGTAAACGGTTTCCAGAATCCTTCCCTGAAAACAGGGACGTTGAGACAAAACCTCAACAAAGAAGTAAGCCTAGTACAGTCGTAGCTTCAGCTAAGCGGAGTACGGCTCCGAAGCAGATTAAGTTGACAGCGACACAAGCGGCGCTGGCGAAAAAATTTAGACTGACACCGGAGCAATATGCTCGTGAAGTACTTAAACTGGAGAAATAATTATGACTACTAATAGACTTACTCGTGAACTTGAATCCCGTAAAGAAGTAGAACGTCCAAAGCAATGGGCGCCTGCTGAGACACTACCAGAACCGGATAAGCAGCCGGGTTTTGCGTATAGATGGATTCGTATTTCGACCTTAGATAAGGCCGATCCCCGCAACTTGTCAGGCAAGCTACGCGAAGGATGGGAACCTGTGAAAGTGTCGGAACAACCAAGATTTCAACTGCTAATTGATCCTAACAGTCGTTTTAAAGACAACGTTGAGATTGGTGGGTTATTGTTGTGCAAGACGCCACAAGAGTTTGTAGATCAACGGAATAAACATTTCGAGAATCAGACACAAGCTCAGACGACTGCAATTGACAATAGCTTTATGCGAGAAAGCGATGTACGTATGCCACTCTTTGCGGAGCGCAAATCGTCTACATCGTTTGGTAAAGGTTAATTTAAAACTTTTTTTGGAGTCAAATATGGCATATCCTGTTGTAGACAAGCCTTACGGCCTACAGCCAGTGAATTTGATTGGTGGTCAAGTATTTGCAGGTTCAACCCGCATGTACCCTATCATTTACGGTTATTCAACCGACATTTTCTACGGCGATTTTGTTGTTTTATCTCGTGGTCGTTTAGAGCGTGCTTCAGTAACTACTGGCACAACTCTGAATCAAACCGTTGGTATTTTCTTGGGCTGCACTTTTACTAGCCCTGTTACTAAGCAAAAGCAGTTCAGCCAATACTGGCCTTCTGGTACTCTGGCTGGCGATGCACAAGCTTACGTATCTGATGATCCAGATGCAGTGTTTAAAGCTGCTGTTTGTTCTTCTGGTGTAGTTATGGCTTCTGGCTCAAACGCAATCGTTGGTTGCAACGTCAGCGCTATTAACAACACTGGCAGCACAAATACTGGTAATTCAGCAAATGCTGTTTTAGCGCCTACTGATACCCCAGTAACAACTACTCTGCCATTACGTGTAATTGGTGTTGTTCCTGATACTGCTGTTAGTTTAGGCAGTGCAACATACTCAAGTATCTCTACCAACACGATCACTGTTTCTGCAATACCTTTTGCGTTACCGGTAGGAACAGACGTTGCTTCAGTTGCAGCTAATGGTCAGATCATTGCTTCAGGTTCATTTGTTGATACCGCTGCTTCTGCGGGCGCAACTACTGTTGTGTTGAATCAGCCGCCTGCAACTGCATTTGTTGCAAGCTCAACAATCGTATTCACCCAGTACCCAGAAGTCTTGGTTAAGTTGAACCAAAGTCTGCATGGCTACTATTCTGCCACTGGTGCTTAAGGAGTAAATAATGGCTATTTCACGCGCACAACTACTTAAAGAACTCTTACCGGGCTTAAATGCTCTGTTTGGTTTGGAATATGCTCGCTACGGCGAAGAGCATAAAGAAATCTACGAAACCGAAACATCGGAACGTAGCTTCGAAGAAGAAACAAAACTGTCAGGCTTCAGCGCTGCACCAGTCAAAAACGAAGGTTCTGCTATTCGTTACGACAATGCACAAGAAGCATGGACAGCACGTTACAACCACGAAACAATCGCTTTGGGCTTCTCTTTAACTGAAGAAGCAATCGAAGATAACTTGTATGACTCGTTATCAGCTCGTTACACCAAGGCTTTGGCTCGTGCAATGTCTTATACCAAGCAAGTTAAAGCTGCAAACGTATTGAACAATGGCTTCAGCAATGCCTACACAGGCGGCGACGGCGTATCTCTGTTCAATACTGCGCATCCTTTAGTTTCTGGTGGCACCAACGGTAACACTCCATCAACTGCTGCTGACTTGAACGAAACTTCGTTGGAAAACGCTGTTATTCAGATCGCTGCATGGACTGATGAACGTGGTCTGTTGATCGCTGCTAAGCCTAAGAAATTGATCGTTCCACCTGCTCTGCAATTCGTTGCAACTCGCCTGTTAGAGACCGAACTCCGTGTTGGTACTACTGACAACGACGTAAACGCATTGAAGAACAATGGTTCAATCCCAGAAGGCTACACAATCAATCACTTCTTGACCGACAACAACGGCTGGTATTTAACTACCGACGTTCCAAACGGCATGAAGCACTTTGTTCGTAGCCCACTGGCTAACTCAATGGATGGTGATTTCGATACAGGTAACGTACGTTACAAGTCTCGTGAGCGTTATTCGTTCGGTTGGTCTGATCCACTTGGCATGTACGGTTCACCCGGCGCAGCCTAAGTAATGAAAGGGGGGTTACGACCCCCCTTTTTTATGGTATAAAGTAACAAACCGGGATTTCCGGTACGTCAAATAGCCCCGGCTAGCAACATGCAGATTGGCGTACTTAACTCGCATGTGAGGATATATATCATGGGTTTCGCTACACACCTAGGCCCTTGGCTGCTCGGTACTGTTAAAAATACAACCGGTACCACTGCTGGCACTGTTCGCAATTTAGGCGCAACTGTTGTTGCCCAAACCATTCCTGTAACTTTTACCACGTTTACTAATTCATTGACTGGCACTTTAGGTTCAATCCCTGCTGGCTCGTTAATTACTGGCGTTCAGATCATTACGTCTGCTGACTTTAGCTCCGCTACTACATTAAAGATCACTATCGGTGGTACTGATGTAGCTACAGCTTCTACTATTACTTCAACTGGCTTTATTAGTGTAACGATTGCTTCTACTTTCGCTGCTCTTGCTGCTAATACTGGCACTACTGACGACTTAATTACTTACACTGCTACTGGTACTTCTTTAACTACTGGTGCTGCTACTGTTGTAATTCAGTATGTTGTTCGTGACACTAATGGCAACGCTAACCCTACTGCTACTCAACAATAATAGGGAGGCATCATCATGATGCAAACAGACGTTAAGTCATCTCACGTTGAGGCGACAGGCACTATGGTTACGGGGCGCACTCGTGTTAAGGGCTACCAATGTTTATCTGGTGGCACTGCTGGCGATATTATTTTTAGAGACGGTGGCGCAACAGGCGTTATTAGACTGCAATTTAATGTCCCTGCTAACACAAACAACCCATTTGCAAACTTAATCCCCGGCGAAGGTATTTTGTTTACAACGGATGTACATGTAACAGTACCAACATCGGCAAAAGTAACGGTGTTCTATGGCTAAGACTCCTGCATGGCAGAGAAAAGAAGGCAAGAACCCCGCTGGGGGTTTGAACGCCAAGGGGAGAGCCTCCGCGAAAAAGCAAGGCATGAATTTGAAACCTCCCCAGCCGGAAGGCGGTTCAAGGAAAGAGTCGTTCTGCGCCCGTATGTCAGGTATGAAAAAGAAGCTTACATCTGCGAAAACAGCAAATGATCCGAATAGCCGCATCAATAAAAGTTTAAGGGCATGGAAGTGCTGACTAATATGGAACTTACAATTGCTTGGACTGGTGGGCTAACACTGTTCACCGGATTATTTGCTTACATAGCTCACGAGAAGTTCTCTGAGCTTGCGCGTATTACTATTTTGCTCAACAGAACTCGTGAGGAGATCGCCCGTGATAACGTCACTAAAGCTGAAGTTGAGCGTATTACTGACCACATTGATCAACGTTTTAACCGCCTTGAGGCAAAAATTGATCAGCTCATTGGGCAAAGGATGAATCATGAAACGTAAAATGAAAAAGTTTAACGAAGGTGGTAAGACCTACGATAAAGAAGACGAAGGTATTCTTGGTGGCAAAGTAAATTACCGTGAAGAAGATGGTCGTAAGTATGTAGCTGGTAAGGCTAACCCTTTTGATCGTAACCCATCGGAACAGCGTTATTACTCTATGGACGACGTTAAAGGCAAACTATCTGGTTTGTTTGGCGGTAAGAAAGAAGCGCCTAAGTCTGTTGACTCAGAACCAGTGGGTGATGCAAATAAATCATCCTCGTACAATACAAGAGCAAAATCAGAAGAAGAACCTCGTCGCCAGATAACCGACTACATTAAGAAGAGTGAACCAGAAGAGCCTTATAAGCCTACTGGTAAGACATTCTTAAGAGAAGAAGCAGACATAGACGAGAAGCCAGCTAAGAAAGTTGTAGCTAAGAAAGTTGTAGCTAAGAAAGTTGAGCCTAAAGCAAGTCAAGATTCTGGCTTTCCTAAAGACACTAAGTCTACTCGTATGCCATCTAATTCAGGGTCAAGATTTAAAGGTCGTTCAGAGAACCCTATACAAAGCACAATCGACAGTGCTACTAAGACTTTGGACCGCCGTACTAATGAGCAAAAAATGGCTGATAGGGTAAGGTTTGTTGCAGAGGGTCGTAAAAAAGAGAAAGCTGATGAGTTGGGCTATGGCATTAAAAAAGGTGGCATGGTTAAGAAAATGGCTTCAGGTGGTTCAGTTAAATCAGCGTCAGCCCGTGCAGATGGCTGCGCAATTCGTGGAAAGACGAGGGCTTAATCATGGCTGAGAAAATGCACTACGACGCTTCTGGTAGTACTTTTAAAGAAGCATTTAAAGACGCTCGTGAAGAAGGTAAAAAAACTTTCGAGTGGAACGGCAAGAAGTACTCTACTGAGATGGAGTCTCCTAAAGCTAGTATGGATTCCGGTGTTCCTAAAAAGGACAAATCCGATGAAAAAGTGGGCAAAGGCTATGAGGATGTTGGCAAGGAAGATAAACGTAGCAGAGGTGTTGCCGCTGGTCTTGGCGCTGCTGCTGTCGGTCTTGGGGGCGCGGCTCTTCTATCTGGCATGAAGCGTTCTGAACAACAGCGTAAAGAGCGTGAACTGTCTAAAGGCAAAGAAGATCGCAGTATGAGGTCTCCTGTACGCAACATCAGTCCTGAAGAAGCTGCTTTTGAAAACGAAGGCGGTAGACATTATAAAAAAGGCGGTAAGGTTAAGAAGATGGCTGGTGGTGGTTCTGCTTCTTCTCGCGGTGACGGTATTGCTCAGCGTGGTAAGACAAAAGGCAGGATGTGCTAATGCCAGCCGTTAGTAAAAAGCAAGAACGATTCATGCAAGCGGTGGCTAACAACCCTAAGTTTGCAAAAAAGGCGGGTGTTCCGCAAAGTGTGGGTAAAGAGTTCACTAAATCAGGAGGCGGTATGGCTACAAAAATGAATCCCGGCATGATGGCAATGATGAAGAAAAAAGCCCCAGCTAAGAAAATGGCAAAGGGTGGCTATGCTGATGGCGGTATGCCAATGGTTATGAAAGACGGTCAAAAAGTACCAGCATTTGCAGCAGACGGCAAAGGCAAGATGGCTAAAGGCGGTATGGCTATGAAGAAAATGGCTGGTGGCGGTCTAGCTGCTGGTCACAAAGCCGCTGATGGTGTTGCTACTAAGGGTAAAACCAAAGGCATGATGCCTAAGATGGTTGGCGCTAAAGGTATGAAAAAGGGCGGGTACTGCTAATGTTAGCCTCGCGTGGTATGGGCGATATTAACCCTTCTAAGATGCCCAAAGCGAAGAAGAAAGCGCGACGGGACGATACCGACTTTAGTCAATATAAAGAAGGTGGGAAGGTTAATGCTGCTGGCAATTACACGAAACCCAGTTTACGTAAGAAGATTGTGTCTCAAGTAAAAGCCGCAGCAACTCACGGTACAGGCGCAGGTCAGTGGTCAGCACGTAAAGCTCAGCTTGTTGCTAAGAAGTACAAGGCAGCAGGTGGAGGATATAAAGATTGAAAGCGCCGCAACAATCGCTTAAAGCTTGGGGTGACCAGAAATGGCGGACTAAGTCCGGTAAGCCCTCAAGTAAAACCGGTGAGCGGTATTTGCCGGAGAAAGCAATAAAGGCTTTAAGTCCTGCTGAATATGCAGCTACTACAAAAGCAAAGCGGGCAGGGAAAGCAGCAGGAAAGCAGTTTGTTAAACAGCCGAAAGGCATTGCGAAGAAAACAGCTGGATTTAGATAATTGCGAGGAAATGATGGGATTAAAAATAGGCGATGTAAGTCCAGTAGGAGCCGCCATAACCGGCGAGGGTTTTGCTTCAAACTTCGGATTGTTGCCCGCCATGCACGCCCGCGATAAAAAGAAAGAAAAAGAAGCGGAAGAAGAAGAACGTAAAAAACAAAGCGGAATGAAAAAAGGTGGCAAAGTGAATAAATATGCTAAAGGTGGCGACGTTACATTCCTAACTAAAGACCGTCAGGAAAAAGCTGATAACTCAATGAAAGCGCAACGTATGCGCGAGCGTGACAGCATTGCTAAAGGCAGAATTCGTGATATAGAGTCGTCAAAACCCGGCGCTCCTTATTACCGTGCTGATTCATCTGATACCCCTGACGAAGCTGTTGTTCGCGCCAAAGGACAAGGTAAGTATATGGCTGGTGAAGTAGGTCCACTTGCTTCAAAACAAGATGAAGGCGTTTTAGCTCCTGCCGCTAGGACTTTAAAGAATGTTATGGGTGGTAAACGTGGCGAAGAAGCTACTAAAGATACCGATGGTGATCCATACTATAAGCGTCGTACCAGAGAAGAAGGTGATAAAGCAGTATCTAGCTATCGCGGCGCAAAAGAGAATCAAAAAGAATACGGCATGAAAAAAGGCGGCAAAGTTTCTTCTGCTTCAGCTCGTGGTGACGGATGCGCTCAACGTGGTAAGACTAAAGGTCGGATGGTGTAATGGCTGGTCAAGGTATAGCCCCATACGGCTTTCGCCATGCTGAGAGAGTGAGTGATCCTATCGAAGCAAAAGGTAAAGGCTACTTTGGTAAGCTACCAGCAAAAGGTGGTAGAACATCTACAGAAATATCTGCTAGTGATAGTGAAGGAAGTAGTTATCCATTACTCGTACCGGGGATAACTAAAGCAGAGATGAAGAGATTGTTGAGTGATAAAAAGCCAACAGATGCAATGTATGAAAAAGCTGAGAAACATGCAGCAAAGCGTAAAGCAGAAGGTAAAAGTCCTTTTGCAGATAGTTCAGAATTACGGTACCCAGTACCAGAAATGAAAAAAGGCGGCGCAGTAAAATCAGCGTCGGCTCGTGGAGATGGATGCGCTTGTCGCGGTAAGACTAAAGGACGGATGGTTTAATGGCATTTACTACAGCTACAACAGCGTTTAACCCAGACCTCAACGAGATATTCGAAGAGGCGTTCGAGCGTTGTGGCTTGGAGTTGCGTACGGGCTATGACTTTAGAACTGCGCGTCGTAGTATGAACTTCTTGACGGCTGATTGGGCTAACAAGGGGATTAACTTATGGACTATCGAAGAAGGTTCGATAAACATGGTACAGGGGCAGACTACTTATGATCTACCTATTGACACCGTTGATTTGGTTGAGCATGTTATCCGTACTTTTTCCGGACAGGGTCCTAACCAGACTGACCTCAACATCACACGGATTAGTGTCTCTACCTACTCAACCATCCCCAACAAAGAAGCGCAAGGTCGTCCGATCCAAGTCTGGATTAATAGACAGTCGGGACAAAAGGTTGGCTCCAACGCGGCAACGGCAAAAAACCCGCAGATCAACGTCTGGCCTGCTCCAGACCAAGGCACACAAGCGCAACCGTTCTACGTCTTCTATTATTGGAGAATGAAACGTATATACGACGCTGGTACAGGCACGAACGTAATTGATATTCCATTCCGTTTCTTGAATTGTTTGACTGCTGGTTTGGCATATATGATTGCAGTAAAGAAACCTGAGATTGATCCTAACCGTGTTATGGCTTTAAAAGCTATGTATGACGAGGCTTGGGAATGGGCGTCAACTGAAGACCGCGAGAAAGCGGCTGATCGACTTGTTCCTCGTGAGATGTTCCTCTAATCATGGGTAATAGGTTTGCAAGCGGTAAGAACTCAATCGCCGAGTGTGATCGGTGTGGGTTTAGGTACAAGTTAAAAGAGTTAAAGAAGCTCACGATTAAGACTAAGCAGGTACAGATTAAAGTATGTAAAAACTGTTGGGAGCCTGACCAGCCGCAGTTACAATTAGGTATGTATCCGGTTGACGACCCACAAGCAGTACGGGAACCACGTCCAGATAACAGCTACTATCAGTCAGGCTATACAGGATTGCAGTTAACTACTAATACTGACTTTGGTGATCCGGGTGGTGGTAGTAGGGTGTTTCAGTGGGGCTGGTGGCCTGTTGGCGGAGCAAGTGCTAACGATGCGGGTTTAACACCTAATAACTTAGCAGTACAATGCTTAGTAGGAACAGTAACAATTTCTTAGGAGTAGGACATGAAACACGACGATATGGCAAAAGACAAACCAATGATCAAAAAGATCGCGAGTCAAGAAGTTAAAAAGCACGAAAAGAAAATGCACCACATGAAAAAAGGTGGCGTAACTTCTATGGACATGAAAAAAGTTGGTCGTAACATGGCGCGTGCTAATAACCAACGGAGTCGCTAATGGCTAAGTTTTCACAAAAGGTAATGGGCAAAGAAGTCGGTAATGCCGCTGTCTACGCGGAGCCACACACAATGAGCGGAGGTAAAGTGAATACTAAAGAATGTATTAGCATAGCTAAAGACCCTAACACGCAATCTGCGCGTGAAGTTAAACCCGGCAAACCTGCTATGCGCGTAAGCGCTGGTGATCCTAATGCTGATGATGTAAAAACTACAGGCATTAAAGTCCGTGGTACGGGCGCAGCTACTAAAGGTTTGATGGCACGAGGCCCAATGGCATGACGTATACCGAACTGTTCACTGCTGTTAAAGACTATCTGCAAAACGACTTCCCCACAAATACGTGGACGAACGTAGCAGGTACAGGCACGATTACGTCTGACGGCACTGACCAGATCAACTTGTTTATTACACAGGCTGAAGAGCGCATCTACAATAGCGTTCAGATTCCACCGCTGCGCAAAAACGTCACAGGCGTGACTTCAGCAAACAACAAGTATTTATCATGCCCAAATGATTTTTTATCGACCTTCTCAATGGCAGTGATTGAAAATGCTGGAACCGCTAACGAGAATTACGAGTACTTGTTGAACAAAGATGTGAACTTTATTCGCGCAGCGTACCCAAATTCAACGTCTACCGGACTGCCACAGTATTACGCTTTGTTTGGTCCAACAGTCATATCTAGTACTATTACAGACGAGTTAAGTTTTATCCTTGGTCCAACTCCAGATGCTGTTTATAACATCGAACTTCACTACTATTACTACCCTGAGTCAATCACGGTGGCGGCTGATGGGCGTACATGGCTGGGTGATAATTACTCGCCGGTACTACTGTATGGCACTATGGTTGAAGCCTATGTATTCTTGAAGGGAGAGACCGACATGATGATGGCTTACAAAAATAAGTACGACGAAGCTCTAGCTCAGTTGAACCGTTTAGGAACTGGTCTCGAACGTGGTGATGCGTACCGTGATGGTCAGGCTAAAATTAAGGTGAATCCGTAATGGCGATTCAACAAGGAATAACAAATAGTTTTAAACAAGAGATGATCCAAGCCGGACAAAACTTGGCAACAGATACATTGAAGATGGCGTTATATACGGCTTTCTCTGATATTGGACAGTTAACTACGATATATACGACAACTAACGAAGTTACCGGTACAGGATACACGGCAGGCGGTGTAGTAATGACAGGTGTGACAATCAGTACACAAACAACTGGTCCATACGCAGGTACGGTTTATGTAGATTTTAATAATGTATCGTGGCCCGGTGCTGGCTTTACCGCCCGTGGCGCATTGATCTACAATGTTACTCGTAGCAACAAGTCGGTAGCTGTATTGGATTTTGGTTCAGACAAGATTTTTAGTAGTGTAAACAACACCGTCACCATGCCAGAAAATACGGCAACGACGGCTTTAATTCGTTTTCCTTAAGAGGTTATTATGCTTATCGCAAAATCAGCAGGAGTAGACAACGTGAGTTCGTCGCTTACAGCGCGTACAGGCGTGTCAGACGGTATGCAAGCGGGCGGAGTATTTCATGTTCAGTGTTTAGATAAAGACGGCAACCTTAAGTGGGAAACCTCTAAACACAACCTTGTAGTCAATGAAGGACTGCAAGATATGAACACTAAATATTTCAAAGGCTCTACTTATACAGCGGCTTGGTTTCTTGGGTTGATTACTGGACCCGGATCAGGCACCACTTTCGCAGCGGCAGACACCCTAGCCTCAAAAGCGTGGACAGAGTTTACTGATTATGTAGGGTCAAGAAAATCTGTAACGTTTGGCACTGCAACAACTGCTGATCCGTCCGTTCTAAGTAACTCAGCATCGCCATCTTCCTTCACTATTTCAGGTGCGGGTGGTGTAGTTGCCGGGGCGTTTCTTTGCTCAGTGTCTAGTGGCACATCAGGTATTCTATTTTCTGAATCGGATTTTCAGTCACCGGGCGACCGAACTGTAGTTGCAGGTGATACGCTTAATGTAACGTATACATTTAGTCTAGACGCGGCATAAATCGTGTTTGCTGATTCTCCCTACGCCAGTGCGCCGTTTTCTGCTACTGGTAGACCATACAGCTTTATCGAATCCGGTATTGCAGAAGCTGCGGCTGTATCGGAAACAACAGGGGCAGCGGCAGTATTTATTCCGTTTAATAGTGAAAGTGCGGTTGCGGCAGATAGTAGTGAAATATCTTTAGCAATTTTTAGTTCCACTTTGTCGGAAGCAAGTACCGTATCAGAAGCAATTAGTGCGCTAATGGCATTTAGTGGTGTCGTAGAAGAAAGCAGTGTTGGTAATGATAGTGCGTTAGTGGGGGCGTCAACGTTCGGTGCAACGACAAGCGAAGGTGCTGAAGCGATTGCTACAATATTGGTGTCAACAGCAATTATTGCTACCATTACTGAAGGTGCAGTAGCGGCGGATCAGCTAACTAGAAGGCTTCTTTGGGAGCTTATTGACGACTCGCAGTCGGTATCGTGGCAAATAATAAACACGCAGGATTAAAACATGGCGTTCATAGTTAAAGACAGAGTTCAAGAGATAACTACTACGGTAGGTACGGGGACACTAACGCTTGGTGGCGCGGTTCTTGGGTTTCAAACTTTCGCTGCTATAGGTGACGGAAATACTACTTACTATGCTATCGTTGATACATTAAATTCCGCTTGGGAAGTTGGTATTGGTACATACACTTCGTCGGGTACAACTCTAAGCCGTACTACTGTTTTTGAGTCTAGTAATTCTGGTAGCTTGGTTAATTTTTCAGCAGGTACTAAAAACGTATTCTGTACATATCCAGCAGAAAGGGCGGTGTATTTAGATGCGGCAGGGTCTGCTGTAACCCTTTTAGATATTGGCACATTGGGTGTAAGTACTGCAAATATTACAACAGCAAATATTACATCTGGCACTGTATCAACAGCCCCAACTAACAACACAGACATTGTTAACAAGCAGTACGCTGACGCTATTGCGTCTGGTATTCACTTCCACGAAGCAGTAGCTTTAGCTACAACGGCAGCGTTACCGGCAAACACATATAACAACGGTACATCTGGAGTCGGCGCAACACTTACGGCAACCGCTAATGGCGCTCTGTCTGTGGACTCAACGCTTACTGTTGTTTCAGAACGCATACTGGTAAAAAATGAAGTAGCGGGTGCAAATAACGGTGTGTATGTTGTTACTCAGGTTGGTTCTGCTGGTACACCCTACATACTGACTCGTGCTACAGATTTTGATTCTGTTGGTACGGGGGTTGACCAGATTGACGAGGGCGACTTTTTCTTAGTGACCAGTGGTACTGTTAACCTTAATACTGCTTGGGTACAACAGACAGCACCTCCGATAACAATTGGTACAACGGCGATTGTTTTTCAGCAGTTTTCCGCACCTATCACTTACACGGCAGGGACAGGATTAAGTGAATCCCCAACATATACATTTAATATTGCCAATACAGCCGTAACTGCCGCCACTTACGGTTCA